ACGGAAACCGTTAGCGAACTCTGGATCATGCTCTTGCCATTCATAAACGCAACTACGTGGCACCTTAGCTTGTTCGCACGCGTATGAGATATTCGCCCACTTAGCGTATGACTCTAGAAACGCATGCTTGGCACGTCTGGACTGTGCAAAGGTGCGATGCGGACGACCCTTAGGCGGAGAGCGCTTGACGGTTCCGGAATCAGGCAACTGGTCTACGCTCATAACTCAGTACTGCGCGGTGCGCACATCGCCCGGCCATTTTCTATAAACAGAGAATGTGACGTCAAGGTGACGTTTCCGGAATTAACTTCGATTTCATTTCGTTTAAGAGTCGCGAGCATATCCATTTGATATATTGCTCCGCATGGCACCCAACAGAGAGCGAGCTGCTCTCAGCGTCACTCGTCGTTGCAATCACCCGGCTAATGTTCCGTGCCGGCATATCTCCGCCCCGCGTATCGATCACAGCATGACAGGGAACTGTGACTGCGCGCCGTTCTGCGCTATCGCGGCCAGTCAACCTACCGACTACGCCTATGCAGAGCTGGCCCAGTCGTGACACACGTAGAACTCAGCGCTTCGGATCTCGCGCTATCGCGTCTCACCGTTCTGCCGGCATCGGCCGCCAAGTGCAAGCTGGCACTTGGCTTTCAGTACTTGCTGACGCCAGAAGGCTACTCGCCCAAAACGGACAAGGGTCGGGCGCGTGGCTATTCGACCGCGATCATGTACTTCGCCCCGGCCGATCTGTCCGGCTATGACGTCTGCCAGTACCGTTCTGCCGGTTGTACCGCCGCTTGCCTGAATACAGCTGGCCACGGTGGTGTGGGTCTTGACGTGTTCGGGCTCAATCCCGTGCAACGGGCTCGCATCGCCCGGACGCGTTTCTACTTCTTGAATCGCTTCCTGTTCAACGAGCTGCTCGTACGCGAGATCCGGGCTTGGATTGCCCGGGCAAGTGCTGCCGGAAAGGTCCCGTGCATTCGCCTCAATGGCACATCTGACCTTCCGTGGGAACGGCTCCGGCTCAATGATGGCCGGACCGTCCTGGAGACCTTCCCCACCGTCCAGTTCTATGACTACACCAAGCACGTCCGGCGAGCGCTTTCGAACGCTGCCGGTGGACATGCTTCGAACTATCACCTGACCTTCTCGCGCTCTGAGTCCAACGACGTCGACTGCCGGCAAGTGCTGTCGGCCGGCGGCAGTGTCGCCGGCGTCTTCAAAATCTGTGGTTGCCGGCCGAAGGGTCAGTGCAAGCACGAAATCTTGGATGGTCAGTTCGCCTATTTTGGGCGGCCGATCGTGTCCGCGGATCACGACGACCTTCGGTTTTTGGACCCGCGCGGCGTCGTGCTCGGCTTGAAGGCGAAGGGTCTGGCCCGGGCTGACGTGTCCGGCTTCGTCATCGATGCCCGGGCCGCGTAGGCCCGGTGCGTTCACTCTTCAAAGGATTGGCACCATGTACGTAGCTCACATCACCGTCCCGGTCGTCTTCGAAGCGAACAACGATGCACACGCCCGGCACTTGCTCAAAAACTTGCGCGGCATGATGGCCGACTTCCCGGTCCAGCAGTGGATGCCGTTTACGTCCGGGGTTGAAATCAGCGACTACCCGGACGCTGAACTACAAGAGGTTCTCCCGTACGAGTTGCCGCGCGTGGTTGCGCTTGACGGCTCCGAGGTGACGCCATGACGACCATTGAGCTGCCCGCCTACATCGATCCGGCCGTGCTCGTGCCGGGCGCCACCGTGCAGTGTGTGGTAGACGGATCCGAAACCGTGCTGACGGTCGTACGCGTTGAGCCAGCTTTGATTTGTAGTCGTCCGGACGGGACCGGGGTGATCGTTCTGGCTCATACGGTGGTGCCGGTCGACGTCCATGATTGACACCACCGGCGAGAGCGCTCGTCTGCCCGCCTACGTTGCCGAACGCCACCCTTCCGGGTGGTGCGTCGTGCACGTCCTGGATCACCTGGTGGTGTCTCAGTTTGCGACCGGGTCGGCCGGCGCGCTCGAGGCCCAGGCCGCGGCCGCCAGCCTCAACGCGCGCTGTGGCCCACCGGCCGAGCTGCGCTCGTGGCGTAAGGCTCACGGGCTCACGCTGAAATCTCTGGCGAGTGCTTTAGGCGTCACCTGGCTCACCGTCCAGCGCTGGGAAACCGGCGCCCGCGGCATTCCACCCTTCCTGTACCTGGCGCTCGAGCGGCTCGAGCAGAAAGCAGCTTCCGACGCATGAACCATGAACCTCAGTACCAACGCGTCTCTCGTCGCGAGGGCGCGTTCGCCTTCGCGGTCATCTTCGCCATCGTCATCGGCTTCTGGCCCTCGCTCGGCCCGTGGCTGCACGCACTCGTCTTCGGACTGACCGGTGCGTGGCTCTAGCGAGTGCTTTCGTCTTCGTCCCACAGGCCTAACTGGCACGACGTACACAGCGGCAACGTCGCTCTGGCGCTGAATCGTCGTGGTCCAGTCGGACCACCCGCCCATTGCCACTTGTCAAGGCCGAGTGCTTTCGCCTCGGCTTGCAGGTTTTCATAGCGCCGGCCTACGTCCGGGTAGAAGAACGCAATCTCACCGAGCTCGGCGTGGTTGGCCAACGCACCACACAGGCATTCGCCCGAGCGGTGGCAGTTGACCGACACCGGGTTACGGGTGATGCCGTGATCCTCGAGATAGTCCAGGCACTGACGTTTCGTCCAGCCACGGATCGGGTTGAACCACACCGCGGACCGCTCGGCATCCTTGTAGTGCAATGGCCGGCTGGCCATTTTCGAGTGCTTCCGTCGAGCCGACTCCGCGATACGGATCCCGGTCACCAGGCCGATGCGCTCGCGGCGAGTGCTTTTGTGCTGCTTGATGGCCAGCTGCACCTGGCGCTGCTTCAGGTAGTAGTACATCGTGCTGTGGCTCTTCGGGCCGCTCGGAAAGCCACGGTGGGTGGTCCCGTCACGTGTGGTGTAGCCCTCGAGCACGAGCCGCTCGTAGTCGCCCCGCGGCGCCTCGTACACCTCGAGCGGCCAGCCCTGCTCGCGGCAGGTATCCTCCACGAACTGACGCGTCTGGGGTACCCCGGTGCCCGTGTCCAGGTGAATGCAGCCGCTGAATGCTGCGTGCCTGGCCACGATGCTGGTCGCCGTCAGCGAGTCGTCGCCACCACTGAACAAGGCGTACACCTGGCTCGGATAGTGCTCGAGCACGCCCGCATCGATACTCGCCAGTGCTGCCTCGACCAGGCTCACCCTTCCTGTCCAGGTTGTTCGTAGTACTGGCGCAGCTTGCGCGATCGCTCAACCTGGACCTGCACTCGCCGCAGGTACAGCTCGCGCCACGTCAGCAGCTCGCCGCGGCTTCTGGCTTTGCCGGCCGCGGCCTCGAGCACGATCATCTCGTTGCCCAATCGCCGTAGCTCAGACTGCAGATACGAGCTCGGCATGCCTGCGAATCCTGCGGACCGACTGCGGCTCACACGCGTGTCCATGGCTCCATCGTCCCCCACATTCCGGGCAGTCCGCGTGCTGCCCCGTACAACTGAACGCGTCCGCCGCCACGGCTACCGAAATCATGCGCATGCGGCGCCATAGCGCGTTCATCTGCTCCACCCAGGCCTCCGGCGTCCACTCGCGCCGGAAACGGCTCAGGGTGCCCCGCACGCGGTCTAGGACGATGTACTCGAAGTTGGCCACGTAGCCGGGGTTCTGATCCCAGTGCGCCCAGGTGTAGAGCAGCGGCTGCCACGTCTCTTTCTGGGCCCGTTCCTGGCTCCACGCGCCCCTGGTCGTCTTGAAGTCGTAGATGGTGCCGTCCGTGCCGGCCAGGTCGATCGCGCCCACGATCGGGGCGCCCAGCTCCGACTCGGTGTCCAGGCTGAAGCCCATCTCCGGAATGCCCTCGAGCCCGAGCTCGAAGACCTGCTCGAGGAGCGTCAGCCCGATCGCGGTCAGGCCACGGTTTTCCGTGGGGTACGCCTTCCACATGGCCCGGAAAGCACGTTCGCCGTCCTGGCCCTGGTAGTGCGCTTCCAGACCATGGTGGACAGCTGAGCCGAAGGCCATGGCTTCGCTCACCTCGATGGCTTCACCGTCCACGTAGTGCGCTCGAAAAGAAGCCGGGCATTGCTCCCAGAGCATGAACCGGCTGGCCGACCAGTGCGGCATCACGGCCATCGGTCAGCCTCCACCAGACGGTGAGCAATGTATTCAGCAACCGGACTCGCCACCCCGTTGCCGATTAGTCGATAGCGGTGACTGTCCTTGATCTCCTTGCCGTCCGCGGTCCAGCGCGTGTGCTCGTCAGGCCACCCCTGGAGTCTCTCGCACTCGAGCGGGGTGAGGCGACGTACGCCCATTGGCCCGTTGACGCCCGGCGCGGTCTGTGAACCGAGGATGGGTGGACACCCATCCTCGGTGTAAGCCGTGTCATGGTTCTGACCCCGGTGGCTATAGAAGCCGGCTACCGGACCGATAGTGTGTGGCCCAGTCGCATCCACGGTCGGTGCGTCGGTGTACACGTTGAATCCAGGGTCGCGTAGGCGCATGTTGCCACTGGCATCACGGCTCAACGTTTTGGCCTCGCCGCTCTGCTCGGCATCCCTGCGTAAGGCGTAGACGAGGTTGTCGGCGCCGTCGCCGCGCGGACTGCTGTGGCCATGATGTCCCTGGCTGGCAGTGTCACTGCCAGCCAGGACGAGGTTCTCCGTCTCAGCGTCGATGCGTTCGTTGCGCGCAGTCAGACTGCGCGCAACCACGAGGTTGTCATCGTCCTCGTGGTGACGACCAGGCAGGTTCGACTCGGGGTGCCCGTCACTGCTCAGCGTGGCAGCAACACTGAACCCGCGGTTGCCGTGAGCCGATCCGCTACTCAGTGCGCCGACCTCAGCCACTGCCGCGGCATTCTGCTCATCGACAATCATCGGCAGTTCGACGCTAGATCGACGAGCGCCGTCATCAAGCGTGGGGGCAACGTCTTCCCACGTTTCTCGGCCCTGCGCAGGATGCCCGCCGCAGCTCTCGCAGACAGCCAGTACCGCCGCGGCACGGGCCGCGTCTCCAAGACAGCCGACAATGAAGACACGACGGCGTCGTTGGGGGACTCCGAACCAGCGCGCGTCCAGTACGCGGTAGGCCCACCCGTACCCGAGGTCGCCCAGCCCCCCGAGGACGGTCGCCATGTCCCGTCCTCCGTCCGAGCTAAGCAGTCCGGGAACATTCTCAATAAGCGCCCATCGTGGCCGCAGCTCGGACAACACCCGCTGGAACTCAAACCAGAGACTGCTGCGTTCGCCCCGAAAACCGGCCCGCGCTCCGGCCACGCTGAGGTCCTGGCACGGGAATCCGCCGTAGACGAGGTCAATACGCTCGGATAGCCCTGGCCCGGTTTCCCGCCGCCCGAGGTCAACTGGCGCGAGTACTCCGTCAGCCGTACCTCGGCTCGTTGGTTCTCGCTCACAGCCCACGCTTCGGACATCGTCAACTCGGGTTACCTCCGGCCAGTGCCGCTCGAGCACGGATAGACACCACGGGTCGTTCTCGGCTTGCAGCACGGTCTGGATGCCCGCCCGCTCGAGCCCGATCTCGAATCCGCCGGCACCGCTGAACAACGATACGGCCCTCATACGGGCACCTCGACGCCCAGCAACTGCTTGAGCCGGTCGTAGGCCAGCTTGATGCGGATGAAGTCCGAGGCGTTGCCGCCCATGTCCGGGTGGTGGATCAAGGCCAGTCGACGGAACGACCTGGTCACCTCGTCCACCGTGCACGGCCACCTGAGGCCCAGGTCCGGTAGCCAGAGCCGTACTTCGTACGGCGCCTGCGCTACCGACGCGTGCGCCTTCTTCTTCGAGTGCTGCGGCTCTGGCCGCGGCGCGCCCCGCACCTGGCCAGGACACGTTTCAAAATGGCATTCGCCACTAGCCCGATCGCCGTCCACGTCCATCGGCCGCCGCTTGCCCTTGACCGTGGTCTCCCACCACACCTTCGCGTTGCACGCCTTGCAGTTGCTGACCCGGTAGCGCTGGCCGTCCACGTCAGTCACCCATTCCGTGGCCTGACACGACTCGAAGTGCGGCTGCTCCTCCTCGTCGTCGTCGTATGGCCAGACACGCTCAGGATCGAACGGGTTCGCCCCCCACCAGATCTTCGAGCCGCAGTTTCGGCAGCGACCCCAGCCGGCCATCAGCGCTGTCCTCGCTTGGCCATGGTGGCCAGCCTGGCCCAGCCCGTGGGCGCCTGCTTGGCCGGGATCGAATGCCACGATCCATCCCCCGGATCCTGGACGTTGAGCCACCCCTGCTCGCGACCCCAAATGACCCGCGGGAGCCCCAAATCGATTTCATCCCGCATCCCGGTATATATACGCGGATGCGGGATGAACGGTTGATGCCTAAACTTAGCGGGCGTCGTCATCGTCACTCGCCACCTTCTGGACGTACCGCTGTGGACGGCCGAAACGCTCCACCAGTCCTTCGTTGACGAGCTCGCGCAGGATGCGGCGCAGATCGAACTCGCGCACGCCCATCTCCTTCCGGAGTTCCGAAAACTCAGGCGCGTCCTCACGCCTGGTCGGAAGCCACGCCAGCACTTCGATACGCAGTGCCTCTTTGCGAACCTGCGTGACATCGCCCACCGCACGGAACGTCGACCGCTCACCGTCCTGACCGGGCTCGAACTCGATGAGCAACTTGTCTGGCGTCTCCTCGAAGCGTGAAATGCCGTCGAGCAGACGCTGGCGTTCCTTGCCGGTCTGGTCGCCGGTCAGACGCTGCAGGTGGAGCACGATGTCGACCGCGCCAGCGAACGCCGACGAGCCGCGGCCGCTGTCGCCCACCTCGCCACCAGACTTACGGTCGTGCCGACTGGTCAGCACCGCCAAACCATCGATCGTGGCCGCCTGGAGCGGCTCCATCGTCTGCATGGCCGCGCCCGACTTGTTCTCGTCCTCGCCCCGGATTCCGGAGAACTGCGCCAGCGTATCGACGATCAAGAGTCCGGCCCCGACCTCTTTCGCCTTGTGCCGCGCTTCCTGGACGATAGCTTCCCACTTGCGTCCCACCACCCGATTCCAGAACAGGATGTGGAGGTCCTCCCGATCGAGCAGACCGGCACGCGACAGGTTGCGTTTGAAGCTCGGCCCAGACTGCTCGGTCAGGTACAGAATCGGCGTATATGTCGTCGGTTGTCCCAGGAACTCCTCGCCGTGCAAGATGCAGTACGCCAGCGCGAGCACCAGCGTCGTCTTGCCCGCTTGCTTGGCTTTCCCGTCGAGCTCAGTACTCAGCCCGGCTCCCAGCAATCCAAAGGCGTACCACGTGATCGTCTCGTCCTCGAGCGCTTTCACCGCTGCCGCGCTCAGCCACTCGGCTGGCCCCGCTCTTTCGCGGGTACCTTTCCTGCGCACACGGCCAGGCCCGTTGCCGGCCACCGCACGGGCCACGATGATGCGATAGCGCGTGGTGGCGTCACTCCGATTGGTGAATGCCGTCCAGCCCAACGCGCTGTCGCGCTCACGAATCAACTGCTCGACGAAGCCAGGCATACAGCCGGCGTCCAGCAGCACGGTGGCGAGCCGCCACAGGCTATAGCTGCGATCACGTTTCCCATTCGGCTTGACATCGAAAACACGCCCGTACCAGCGCTCGAGCGCATCACCCTGCAACACGACTGGTGGTGCGTCCTGAGGGCTGTCTGGCGGCGCTTCGCGGCGCCGTCCTCGGGCATTCAAGCCCTCCACACACCAGCGCGGCGACGGCGTGTCCGGAGTCGCCGTGACCACTCCGTCTACTGGCTCGATCCAGGTATAGAGCCGCTGGCTCCAGTGCAAGCTGGGCGGCATGACCGCATAGCCCTTGCTCAGAATGTCGTACTCGCCGGTGTGCGTATCGCGATACGCCAGGCAATCGTCTGGCCGTCGGTACAGGTGGTGGGCATGACCTTCACCACCACCCGAGGCGAACCGCAGCGTCGGCGGCAATCCGCGCGCCGTGAACTCAGCGAACCACTCGATCGAGTCCGGCGCGATGTCGACCAGCCCGCTGCGCTCCAGGTCGATGCCGATATTCGCGTGCGGCCACATGCGCCACTGACGCCTGATCACACGCTCGTCACAACTGGCGTCGTCCAGCCCGTGCATGGTCCGCGGATGCTTGCCAGAGCTCTCGCAATCCGTGCGTTTCGGGCAATCGCACACGCCGGCCTGATCCGGCGTGTGGAGCGGGATGACCGGCCAGCCCAGCGCGGCGTAGCTCAGGGCTGCCTGGAGCAACGGGCTCGTGTCGGTGGTGGTCATGCGACGACGTACTCCTCGGGATGGGTGATCAGGCGGAGCAGCCGCTCACGGTCCCGTGGCCGCGCGTGGATCACGATCTGGCCACACGCCTCGAGCATCTGCTTCACGCGCGTCTGCTCTGGATCGACGTGGCCGTGTTCCGTCTTGCACTCGATCCACAGGATGTACGGCGGCCGAATCGCCAGGAGGTCCGGGAATCCCTTCTTGATGCCGCGGTAGATCTTCTTGTGACAGATCGGACAGACGACCACGTTCGACGGAATGTGGATCCACCACCAGCCGAGCAGGTCGAGCTGGCCTTCGACCTGCTTCTGCCACGGTTTTTCTTTGAGCTTGCCGTCCATCAGCCGCCGGAATTCCCGTCCATCGAGCGGCGGCTGGGATAGCTTCACGACGCGAACGGCTGCAGCGTGTGCAGATCCAGGCCTTCGGCCGCGGCCAGGCTGCGGATAGCTTGCTCAGCCAGCGGGCTGGGCAACGTGTGTCCGTTCTCCCACTGACTGACCGTATTGACCGCCACCCGCAGCAGGTAGCTGAAGTCACGCTGGGTCATCCCCAGGCTGCGACGAATGGCGCGCATGCGCCTGGCAGACGCCTGGAGCCGCGCGCGGTCCGAGTCGACGCTGACGAGCATCTCAGAACGGCATTTCTTTCTTCTCGTCCTCGTCCTCGAGACGGCGGCCCTTGGCCGCAGCCACCGGTCGCGGCTTCTTGACGTACGGTTTGAGACGCAGCAGACGCAGTCGCTGGGTGCCGTCCGAGAGCTCGGCCCACTCCACGTCCGCCACCGCTCGCTTGCCGCGCAGCGCATCCTCCCAGCCGGACTCCAGCATTTCGTTGACCTCGTCGTCGGTCAGCCGGTGGCCAATCAGCGCATTGGCAATCTCACGACCCGGTGCAATCTTGTTGGTGGACGGATTGTCATACGTCAGGTCGTTGGTGATCTTCCACAACTCGAACATCTCACCGGTGTTGTCGTCGATGACTCCTTCACCGGTCTCCATGTCCCAGATGTTGAACTTGTAGGTGTCCATCATCGCGTCCTTGCGTTTGTCGCGATACTGGGACGGCTGCTCGTCCATGGCCACGAGCTCGACGATGTATTTCTTCGAGTCATCCACGTCGATCGCCGGCGCGAACGCGTTCGTTGGTTTCTGCGGCATGTTGGGATTCCTGCCCACAACGCGCGGTACGAGGCGCCGCGCACGCCACTGGTCAACCGATGAAGAAACGGAAAACGACGAGCACCAGGAAGATCACTCCACCCACGAAGAGTCCGATGCTGATGAGCCCGCCCAGGGCCATCAAAACGAAGATGACAATCTCGACAATCGTGAGGCGGTCCGATGCGGAGTACATCAACAACCACTCACACTCCACTGGCTGCGGCGTCCCAGCATCAGGTCGTGCGCGGCTACCAGTCGCGCCTGCCAGGGTGTCCACAGACTCCACTCCGGATGGCCTATCTCGCGCGCGTGTGCGGCGAAGGTGGAGGACATATATTGGAGCACTCCACCGGCTCCGGAGCCGCGGCTATTCCAGACATTGGCGCCGCCCGACTCTTTCGCCTCGAGACACGCCACGCGCGCCATGACCACGGCGGGAAACGTCACCTCGGGCTCAGGCTCGGCGACGATGTCCGCTGCGTCGGACACCTCGTCCATTGTGACGGACGTGTGACCACTCTCGTCCGCGGCATACGTACTGGTGGTGAGCACCATGACCGCGCCGATCAACAGCCGCGCCATCAGGCCGCCTCGGCTTTGCCGCGCAGGCAATCGTGGCGGCGCACGGGATACAGCTCGTCGTGCTCCAGACAGAAATAGGCACGGCACAGGGGGCACCACGTCTCGGCGTCCTGCTGGCAGCCAAACTGCTGGCACCGATCCGGGACGTCCTGGTCGATGAGGAAGTCGAACAGGAGCTCGGAGTAGTCCTGGCTCATCGGAGCTCCAGTCGCGACGAGCGGGTGATGTCCACCCCGGGCGGGATCTCGCCGGTGGCCTTGTACGCGTCCAGGATGGCCCGCTTGTCGACGCTCTCGGTCGTCACCACCTTGACGTACTCGTCGGGGACCAGCATCTGCTCGAGGATCTGCACCGCGGGTGGATTGGTCCGCACGCGCAGCTTGAAGCGCGCCGTGTCGATACGCTCCGAGCCAATCGCCACCATGTGCCGCAGCACGTAGTCGCGCAGTCGGTCGGCGTTGCGGATATCGGCCGCGGCCAGATCGCGCATGCGGTCCGACTCGGACTTGCGCATGGCCGCCATGCTCTCGCACTGCTTGATCAGCCCGGCGATCGCCTCGGCCTTGTGGGTGATCAGTCCAGCAATGTCGTCGAGCTGCCGCTCGAGCTCCTGGCTATCCGTCTCAGGCTCCTCGAGCAGGGCCAGGATGTGCAGGTAGTCCTCGGACAGGGCGTACAGCGTCGTTGAGCGTTCGGCGATCCGGTTAAAGGCGCGACTGGCTGCTTCGATAGTCTCCGAAGACATGCCGCTGCCAGGGGTAGTGGTCATGTGACCTAGGCCGCTGCCTGCTCGGCTGGTGGAGCTGGTGGAAGGAGTGCGTCGCCCTCGGCGACGAGGTCACGGATGCGATAGATGATCAGGGTGCGGACGGCAACGCCCTCGCGCTCGGCGACGAGCTCGAGCTTTGCCCACGCGCTGTGCGGGATCGGTAAGGTGAGCATTGGCATGCCCACCACTGTGCCTGCCCGTCTGGTCTGAAAAACGCCAGTTTGATCAGAGGTAAAAAAGCGCTGGCGATGACGCCGGGGGCTAGAACAAATAGAGCTTTGGGTACCACTCCACGGCGAGACGACGGAGCGTCTGTGCGGGCGACTCCTTTTCCTTCTTCCAGTACGGTTTCAGATACTTGGTCAGGGTCACGGTACTGCCGACCAAGGTTGCTTTCATGACTGCCCTGACCGCGACTTTGCCGTCTCCGAGTGCCCGGTGCAAGCGCTCGTCAAAATCATCGGCTGGAATGAGGCGGTCTCCTTTGTCGGGACGGGCCTTGCGCGGCTTCTTCGGCTTGCGCAGCCTCTCTTCGATCTCGTCGTCCTCGGTCCGAACGTGAGCCAGGCGGTCGGCCATGTCGTCCACCTTCATCGCCAGGTTCTCGAGGCGATAGTTGCGCCACCGGAGGTGGTCCCACGGTGTCTGGAACTGGGGACCGTCCAGGTAGTCGACGCTGATGTCGGCAACGACCTCCCACAGCCCACACATCAGGTTGAACGTCATCACCGCATCGGAGAGCTCGATGCAGCGACCGTCCCTGGTCTCGATCCAGCTGACGATGTGCTCCTCGACGCTCTGGGCCAGTTTCAGTCGGAGCTGGGCCATTGCGATCGCGGCAATCTCGGAGTCGTCCGCGGACGTGTGGTGGGGCCGCAGTAAACGCCTGCCCGGATGGTCGACAACCTCTTCACGGCCGTAGCCCATCACGACACAGAAGGCGTTGTTACAGGCGACGATCAGGCCCTGGGCATTGACTGTCCAGGCAATGCGTACGGACTGTGGAATATCGCGGAGGCCCATGGGTGCCGCACCCTTCCCCACCAGAAAATGGCAAAGGTATTCATGTGCGACAGGCTCGCGGGTTCAAGATGCCCACCCCCGTGGGCTTGTCGTAGATCGAGTGTTCTACTCTATTTCGGGCCGCCCCGGCCCGTCAGAATCGCCAGCGCTCTTTATCAGTGGCGGTTCGTTCCCGTTACGTGAGTGTTTCATGAAGGCTAACACTCAACGCATCGCACCGCATCATTGCTATGCGTAGACTGTCTCTATGATTGAGGAGTTGGTGGGCGAAAAGATCGTCAGTGTGCGGCTAGATCCCGCTCTCTATCGACGTCTGAAGGCGATTGCCAAACGGCAGAGACGAAGCCTGAGCGCTCAGGTGGTGCTCATCGTCGACGAGTGGCTGGCGCATCAGCCCAACGAGAAAAAGCACAACTCTGATAAATCGTGATGCGTTCTGCCGGCATCGCCAGCGCTAACCGATGACTGGCTGAACTGGCGATTCCAGAGCCTGGCCGCGCGCCAGACTCGGAGTATGCCCAGGAAGCCCACCCCACCGCTCGTGGTCGAAGTCGTCGTTGAGACTTCGCCTGCCGCACAGGCTGCCTACCTCGAAGCGATCAAGATCCTCGTGCGCCACATCCGCGCCACCCGCCAAGCCGGCGTAGAAGGCACTTGCGAGCAGGCCAGCTAGGGATGTAGTACTATCTTCAATGATGGCACCCAAACGCCCCTTTAGCCTGCGTTCAGGCCCAGCCTCTCCGCTTACCGTTCTGCGCATTCAGCAAGCCATTGCCTATGGCCGCGTCTCGAGCGAGATGCAGCGCGACAGCGAGTCGATCAAGGTCCAGGTGACCAAGTTGCTGGGCACGATCAATGTGCGCGACAACCCCGAGCTCCCTGACCGCGACCAGCTCCGACTGCTGGGCGCCTACTGGGACGATGGCGTCAGCGGCACGCTGCCGCTCGAACAACGGCCCGAAGGCCGCCAGCTCATGGAGCGCATCTGCCCGCGGCTGTCCACCAAGTGTGACGGTTTGTGCGGCCACAATGGCGAGGTCGATCAGGTGTGGATCACCAAACTGGATCGACTGGCGCGCAAGCTCCAGATCCTGATCGATATCGAAGCCTGGCTGCGACGGCACAACGTGTCGCTGATCTGCATGGATCCATCGATCGACACGCGCACCGGGACCGGTCGGCTGGTGTTCACCATCCTGGCGAGCATTGCCGAATGGGAACGCGAGACGATCCTCGAGCGCACCACAGCTGGCAAACATCACAAGGCTTCGGAGGGCAAGTGGGTGGGCGGTCGCCAGACCTTTGGTTTGAAAACTGACGAGAACGGCTATCTGGTCATCGACGACACGTTCGTCGACCGTTGTGGCGAAATGGCCTACCGTGTCGTCCAATCGATTTTCGAGAACATCGCGCTGCATGGATCGACGGCGTGGAAAGAAGCGCAACGCACCGGTCTGACCGAGCGTCGCGTCGGCTGGATCCTGCACAACGCGCGCTACAAAGGCGAGGGTGGCATCTACGCCAAAGACGGCTCGTTCACGGCTGCCGAAAAGAACGCGCCACCACAGCTTGTCAGCCCCGCGCTGTGGCAGATGGCCCAGGACGCGTTGATTACCAACCGCGCCAAGGCCGGGGGCCGACATCATCGCACGTACCTGTTGAGCGGGCTCCTGATCTGCTGTGAGCCGTATGACTACATCTCCACGGTGGACGATCAGGGCCGTACCCGCGAACGTCCGTCAGACAAAGTCAGTGGCCAGTGCGGCCGATCGTTTGCTGGACGTGCGGGCGTCAACAAGCCCGGCGGTCCCGAATACAGCTACTACTTCTGCACGCGCACGCTGAAGGCTCAGGTCGAAGCCAACCGAAACGGCTGCACGGCCAAGATGCTGCGCTCCACCGATGTCGACAACGCCATTTGGAATCTGGTCAAGCGTTTCGTCAGCAATCCGGGCGAGGTCATTGCCGAGGCAGACTCGGGCCGTAGCGACATGCTGACTCAGTTGAACAGAGACCTCACCCATGTCGTCGAGCAGCTCGGCCAGGCGCATATGGAACGCGAGAACGTCTTGCGTTCGGCCGAACGTGGTCTACGCACATGGGACGAAGCCGAGGCTCGCCACCGTGAGATCAGCGGCCAGATCAAAGTCCTCGAGCAGCAGCGTGACGCGTTCGAGATGCAGATCCGCTCGCTCAGCTACGCCGACCTGGACGCGCAGCGCGGCGAGGTCACGCTGAACGACATCAGCGAGGACCTCGAAGAGATCGAGCGCGAGAACAACGTTGAGCTCAAGAAGGCGTTGATTCAAGCGGTCGTCAGACGCATCGAAGTCCGTACCGTGGACGGTGAACCACGGCTGCGAGCGATGATGCGCTTCGGTGGAGACGCCAGTTTTTTGATGAAGGAACTACGGTCGGGACGGAAACCGACAGACGATACGCATATGGAAATGAGCGTGAGTCTTGCGCCAGGCAAAAAGGACTGGAACGTCTCGGCCGCGTAGGCCATACTCAGGATTGCTGTGTGTTTGGGTGCCAATCCGCGCGCAGCCGCCCCTCGATCACCTTCTTGATCGGGGGGCTTCTCTTTGCTACAGCGCGATGTAAAGTGATGCGTGTAGGCACCAGACACACGAACGGCCACGCCAGAGTCGAAGCGTGGCCGTTGTGGATCCAGATCACCTGTACAGAGGAGATCCAGTCCATGTCCAGTTTAGCGAACGAACTGTTCTCGTCTTTCCAGCCAGTCGGCACCGGCCGCCAGGTGGGGTGCTGGGTCAAGGACTGCACGATCCCCGCGGACTGGCTGGTCAAGTTCTCGCGGCCGGTCCTGGGCACACCCCTGATCGCGCTGTGCGACGCTCACCTGTATGCCTTTGAGACGTCGACGACGGAGTTGCTGTGACCCCCAACAGAAATCCAATTCCGTACTCACCCCAGCTAAAGAACATCATCCGTATTCTTGAACGACAAGGACGCCACGGCTACAAGCACAAGTACGGGGAATTGGATCTCGTGATGGAGATTGCCAAGAAACTGCAACTCCTAGAAATACTGTTAGGAATCGCTGAAGAGCACCGTCACTACGAGGACTATCACCGCTATGCCAAACGTATTCCGCAGAATCAGCAGAACCTCGAAATGGCAATACACGAATATGAGCACGCGTTAGCCCGCAATGGTGCAAAGCCGTGACCGCGTGCCCCACCTGTGGTCACTGGTGGCTGCGGCAGCCGCGCTGGTATCAGCTCTGGTTGTGGCCCGCGTACTGGACACGCTGTCCATTCCTGGATCTCTACGAAACACGCCCGTGGCTGCTCGAGGAATCCGACTTCATGGCTGATCTGCTGGGGCACCAATGACTGACGTCGTGTGCAAGGACTGTGGACGCGCCGGCACCGAGACTCCCGACGATCCCGCGCCGAACCTCTGCCCGTCCTGTTACGAGAACCGACTGAAGCGGATCACGCCGCTGTTCATAGCCAAAGTCGAAGCAGTCGGGGACGATGGCGACATCACACCAGCCATCGTCTGGCTCGCGCAGGCGCTCGAGGAGATCGGTGGTGAAACTCGTGAAGCTGCCCGCCAACACGCCAACTATCTCGGGCACATGGCGTCGATCGAATCGCACCAGCAGCAGAACTAGGAAGAGCTAATAGTGTGGTTATGTCGGCCAAACTTCCCGACCCGTACGTGCGCTTCTACATCGACCATGGCGTTGAGGTAGCCACAATGTCAGCCGCCGATTTTCGCGCAGCGATGCTCGAACGCGACAACGAGATCCAACGGTTGCGGACAGCACTCGCCAGGGGGCGGTCGCTGGTCACCGACATGGACGAACTCATGCCGTCGCAAGCAACCGAAGACGAGGACGGCTTCATCAGTTCTTACCGCATCCCGGTCGGCCCCTGGCATCGGCTGTTGGGCTGGGCGCGGGGTGCTTGGTGACTGACAAGGAGCCACGTCTCATTAGGGGCTTGACCGCGCTGACAACCGAGGACTACCAGGCATTGCTGCGCGAGCGTGACGAACTCCGCGCCGAGGTCGAACGGCTCAAGCAAGGAGCCAAAGACATGGCCGTCCAACTCCACGACCAATACCTCGAATTGGCCGACACACTCGCGGCCGTCCGCCAGGACCACGAACGCTCAATCCAACAGCGTGACGAATTCCGCGCCGAGATCGAGCGGCTACGAGCGGTGGCTGGCGGGTTAGTACGCGATAACAGCCAATTGACACAGATGCTTGCTGATCTGCGGGCGGCGCTGACCGAGATCACGGACCTCGAACTAGAGGGCGACGCGTCTGTTGCTGACGCCATGAGGATCGCCGACGAGGCGCTCAACCCGCCCGCTTGAAAGAGCTATTTGTTCCTATGACTACCAAACCTGACCGGCTGGACGAGATCAAGAGTCGCGGCTGGTATGACCAGGGGCCGGATGACTTCGCGTGGCTCGCGGCCGAGGTCGAGCGGCTGCGGGCCGAGAACGAGTTACTTCGGGCAGTGGCTGAAACGAGCCGAACCTATGTATTCGGGCTGGTCAACACAGGTTCGAGGTACGACGCCGTCGTCGCTGCACTTGCTGCGTTGGACGCTTGGATGCTTGGTAGAGATAACAGCCCTTAGTTGGCTCAAGCGGGTGCCCAGGGCTGAGGTTGGGGGTTCTGTCCTCCACCAATCGTCCGGGCCACTCTCCGAGGAGAGGTGTCCTTTCTGAAGATTCCCCAGCCCTGGACCTGTCAGATAAGCCTCGCCACGGCGAGTGCCGCGATCAACGCGAACACGACGGTCTGGGTAAGCGGCACCACTCCCAGAAGTCCCAGGATGGCGATCAGGAGCACCACGATCGCGATCAGCCAGCCGATCGTGATAGCCAACCCATTGACGGTTGTTACCTGCATCAGTCCTCCTTCGGATGTTTGCGGCGAATGACTTGCCATCGCCAATGCACGATGTCGACCAGGATGGCGCCGATCACCCCACCGACAAAGCCGGTGACTGCGGCTGGATTGTCCTGCAAGAGCAGCAGGAGAGCCTGCACATCACACCAGCCAGACGACGCTGAAGCCGCCCAGGCGGTCGAAGTCCCAACGGCTGAGCGTGGAGTAGATACCTTTGTATCCTTCAGCCGAATTCGCGATCCAGAGGTTGCTGCCCTGGACGCCGCGCACGGAGACCCAGTGGTACCAGGCGGCACCGCTCATCATGGCTGGCGTACCGCTCTCCGCCAGCAGGTACACCTCATCGAAGTTGAGATGGCCCTGGTTGCTATCCTGGCCGTAGTCGCTGAGCACCCGTTGCATCTGCGCGCCGGTGCCGTCCATCAAGCCGTAGACGGCGTTGATCGCCTCGGGGTAGCCGATCTCGTACACCGTGGTCTCGCGACTGGCGTAGATGTCGTCTGGTGGCGAGATCAGCCCGGTGGCCCGCTTGATCCACTCCAGGCTGCACGCCGAGCACGTCCAGTCGTACAGCTGGCCAGGCATGCTCGTCCACGGGTCGAACGGCGCAACCAGCGGCTCCTCATCACCGAAAGGGACACCGTTTTACGGCATTCTCACTTTCGTAGTACCAGTACTGGGCATCCCTGGCCAGCGTCAGGCTTATCCGGTTGCCCTCGTCCATTACCAGATAGCGCTCGTCGGAGCGAGCCTCATCCGAATTGTCGGCAATCGCCTGTGCCACCCCGGGACCGACGCTGTAGTCAGTCATGCTCTGGCCTCCATGGCCGCCATCGCGGCATCGTCCAGGACCCAGCGCTCCTCACCGTCAGTGGCGATCACGCGCTCCTTGACCTCTGCGGCCGCGTCTTGGACAGTCTTCGACGCGGCGCGTCCTGCCGCTCCCTCTGGAGGTCGCATGGCCAGTTGGACGTGCAGCATCTGGCCGTACAGCGCGTCGGCACCGCCACCCGGTGGCCAGGACGATACGGAGCCGCAGCCGGGGAACGGGCACGGCACGTGGATCACCATCTCGTTGTCGGTGCCGTCCATGTTCGTGCCGTAGGTGACCGTGGCGGGGTCGAGCGTGCCGCCGTGACTGCCACCGGGGGCGTCGGCATGAACGTACTCCCATGCTGCGGGATCATCGAAGGAAGTGACTTTGACACTCATGGCTTCTTTCCTACGGGTTCGATTCCAGCGTCACATTTTGACCGGCAGCGTTCGGAGCAACGTTAGCGGCTCCCGCTGCTACGGTCGTTGTCGTCAGCACATACGATCCATTTGCGGGTGTTCCGTAGATAGCAGGTTGCCCGCAATTCGACACCGCCCACGTCCCATTCTTGGTCACCGTAGGTGCCACGGCTTTCTGTGTGTATCGGTAGGTGCTGTAGAAACCTTGCCCGGCGCCACTTCCGTAGCCTGCGAGCATAAAGTTGTAGCTACCGTCACCTTGGACCTCGTAGTACCTCAGGCATCTCGCCATGTCGTCCGCTGGGTGCAGCGGCGCGTAGTCGGCGTACTGCGAGCCCACCACCAGCATGGCGTTGTCGATATAGGCCGTGCAGGATAGCGAGTAGAGAATGTAGATCCGCACGAAGGTCGCATCGGCTGGAACGACGAAGCCCGCAGCGGTGAGTGTCTGATATCCGCCCGCGGTGTTGGCGGACGAATTGACGCTGGCCACTCCAGTGCCGTCACCTGTCAGCGTGAGTACACATGTACTAGCCGTGGTGCTTTTGACGCGCACGCTCGCGCTTAGGGTCTTCCCGCGCAATTGATGGGGATCAGCAATCTTGAGATCTTGAAACACCCCTGACTGCCCCGAGCCATGCGTGTACGTCAATGCCGCGCAGGCAACGGAGCCCGTGTCCTGATTGGTGGTGTCTTTACTGATGGAAATCGAATCACCACTTCCGACCAGGAGATCCCATCGATCAGCAAGATGGACACCGTTTGCCGTAAACGGCCCATTGCCGCGCTGCCAGATCTCGAACCCGCCGTTGACCAACAAGGAAGCCCTGGCCGTGTCGGAGCCGAGCTTGGCGTTAGTGACCGAGGCGTTGGCCAGGTCGGCCGTGGCTATCGTGCCGTCGGCGATCTGAGCCGAGGTGATGGACCCCGCCGGGATAGACAGTGGCCCACCCTGGTGCGCTCCCCCGTGGGTATGCCCGGTGATGTTGTTGAACAGGCCATCCACCGTGCGCAGCGAGTTGGCCAGGCTAAGCGTCAGATAGTCGGCATTGTCATCCGAATCCACCGCTGTGGCGAGATTGAGCTCCGTTGTGGCACCCGACATTCAGTCGTCCTCCTCTTTAGAGAAAACGCAATTGCGAAATGGGATAGCCGCGCAGGTCGCCGATGCGCGTACCGCGCGTACGGCCAATGATGCCCAGCGTTTCGATGATGCCGAACTGGGTCGCGTTGACGTCGAGCGCCCACGCCTGGCCACCGAACGCCGAATGCGGCACCATGCGCTCGGTGTAGTCAAACAGGGCCACGTTGAGCACCGTCTCGTCGGGAAACTCGAGCGCAATCGTGGCCGGTGCCGCGGCTGCTTGCATGACCAGGTCGCGCAGGGAGCGACCGTTCTGGCGGATGCTCGCCCCGTCACGTCGCGCGACGTAGTCCTGGGCTGCCACCGTGAACGTGAAATCACGCCTGAACTGGGGCACCAGTCGCTCGTGCAACCCGACCCCCTCGAGAATGGGCGTGCTGGCCGTGTCCGACGAATTCAACGTGATCTTCAGCTCGAGGGCATTGCCCGCGATCGACTGACCCAGGTCCTGTCGCTGCCCGTTGAACGTGAACGGGTTCGGCCAGTCGAGAAAGTCGCTGGTCGGCGGCGCCGTGGCTGGTGGCATACCGGCTGAGCCGCGCAAGCGATAGCTCATGGTGACGTCGGCACCCTGCGGGAACCACGGGCCGAAGACACTGGCCCCGACGTACTGCTTGTTGTCGGCCTGGAACATGGCGTGGTGCAGCGGAGCAACGATGACGCTCGGGCCGACCGTGAACTCGGCCCCGCTGCCTGGCGTGAGCGGAAACGGCACGAGTTTGATCCAGTCGTAGCCGCCGTCGGCGAAGCCAACGTACAGACGCGCGTCGCTGGGAATGTTGGATACCCACAGTGCGGTGGCCTTGCGGCCGGTCCAGTGCGCGATGGCGCCGTCCCACTGGTTAGCAAAGGTGTAGTTGGTGCCCGTGTCGCCCTGGGCCGGTTCCCAGTTACCGTACGTCAGCAGGTAGCTGGTGGTATTCGAGGCGTTGTAGATCACGCCGAAGGCCATCTGGCTGTTCCAACCGTCGAAGGCCTGGACCGGGCCTTTGACCTCGCTGATGTTCGACAGCGCGCGGCCCGGTCCTTCTGAGGTCAGGACCGCGCCACCCTGCATGTCCAGTCGCCAGAAGGCACGGTCAGTCCTGAACCACAGGCTGCCCTGCCAGGCAGCTGCAGTACGGCAGTTGTCCGGATCGACGGTGCTCTGCAAGCCCGGGAACAGGTCGTTGTCGGAGCCGTCACCGTTGATCGTGAACACGTTGCCGTTGGCTTTGAAGATGCACAGACGATTGGTGGTCTGACGAATCGCCGTGATCGGGATGGACGGGTTGCCGACCAGGATCGGCCCACTCCACGAGCCCGCGACCTTGGGGTCGTTGGTGCATTTGCGCAGGATGCAGTTGACCGAGTCGGCCGCCCACAGCTCGTCGCCGACGATCTCGAGCAGGTTCGGCAGAAACCCGGCAGGTAAGGCACACGCGGTGGTGACGCCCGCGGCGCGCTCCTGCAGGACGCCGTCGTCCCAGGCCACGTACAGCGCGTCCACCGCGCCGGCGTAGGCGCCCTTGAAGCGGACCGCGTCGGTGGCGAGGTGACCGGCGCGGTTGATCGCCACGGCCTGCCCCGTGTTAGTGTCGTCGTTGCGCACCAGCACATACGCGCCGGCCAGGACGAACACGGCCAGCTGGCCCGAGGCATTCAGCGCCTCGACGAATCGGCGGACCGAACCGGTGCTGGGCGGTACGATCGGATGCAATAGCGGTCCTTGACCGAACAGGCCGCCGGTCACCCAGCAGTCGAGAGCGTAGTGGTAGCGGTGATCGGTATTCGAGCTCTGGATGCTTTCGCCCATGCCGCCGGTCGGCCGGAACATGAACGTCCTTTCCTTATAGATGGGCGCGGAATCGTAGTCCTGAGCTGGTGGAAAATAGGGATCGACCGGCTTCTGCTTCTTGCCGACGAGCAGGCCGTTCTGGCCAGGAATGAGCATCAATCCCTGACGGAACAGCGAATGTGGGTTGGGCTGACGCAATTGACCGATCAGCTTCGGACGCAACGAGCCGATGGTGTGCGGACGGTAATCGCCAATCGTGTGCGGTCCAACGACTGGCAGGTCCTGGAGCGCCAGGCGCATGTCCCACGGCCACGGACGTCTGCGGCTACTGAGGGTAGGCATGGTCTACCGATTGACCCACGTTCTGGCGTGACCCCAGCGCATGGCCGTGGGCCGCAATCCATGCGTGCTGCGGAACCCGATCGTGGTCGGTCGACGCGGCCCGTACAGGTTGGCCTGGCGACTGAATTCCTGCGCGGCCATCTGCTGGGTGGCCTGCGTTCCCCCAGCCGCGGCCGCCACCATGCGCGCGGGGAAACGATGCCACGCTTCGATGTGGCCGGCCGCCGCGGCATAGTCGACATCGACGTCGAGCAGGTCGCCGTCGTTGGTCGGACCCGTCAACGACTCTGCTCCGTTGACCCAGGACGACGCCGGTCGCCAGGCGCTGACCCACACCGAAACGGGCGCGGTCCAGTAGCCAGCACCCATCAGCCACACGTGACCACCCTGGCTCACGGCCTCGGACGGAGCGTCGCCACAGGGTTGCACCCAGCCGTACTGCACGCGGTCGACCTGCCACGGCTCGATCAGCCAGGGGTACTGAGCCGTCAGGTCAACCCCACCGTAGGGTGCCGTCGATTGAGCCTGCACGAGGTCTGGAACGAAGCACCGCCGCAGACCGGCCATGACCGCCACGCGCAACTGCTGCTCCGGGTCGAAGTGGTGGAACTCGAAGACTTCACCAGGGACGGGAATGGTGCCCCAGGCGCGATCGGGATAGACCCGTCCCATCTCGGGATCGTAATTGGCCACCAGCGCTTGCCGATCGACAACATCCAGCACGACCGGCACTCCATCCCGCGTTACCCCGCGGCGCAGAAGCCACAGGTTCGTAACGGTATCGAGGTCGATGGTCGAGCGCAGTTGTGGCAGGTTGGCGAACGTGAACTGCGCCGTGTTGGGGACCTGGCGATCGGTAAACGCCGACAGGTACGGACCAACCCGCCGCGCAACTTCCTGCTCGAGCTCGGCCAGGGTACAGCCCGTATGTGGCGGGGCCGTGACTGGCCACGCGGCAGAGTAGGGAGCAAACGTTCCGTCGCTGGCATAGCGTGTCGTGCGGTACCAGTCCGTCGGCGCCCCGGCCGTATCGACGTAGGCATAGCTCGTCTGGTCCGTCACGTACGGCAGCTGCACGACCAGGACGAACGCCCCGGTCTGGGTTGGCGCCCGTTCGAGCTGAATGCCCACGTAGGTCACCATCATGACGTTGACCTGCGGCTCGTTGAGCGTAATGGCGTTCGACATCAGGTCTCCACGGCCACCCCGCTCGAAGGTCGCGCTGGAATAGAGCTCACCGTCATAAACGGACCTCCTGCAAGGGTGCTCGTTGCGGCTACCCCGCCCGGGGGCCGTGCTGGAATGAAGATTGCCGTCATGTACGGACCTCCCGCAAGGATGCTCGCCGCGTGCCCGGCAAGGATAGGAACAATCCACGTCGCGTACGGCGGTGGGCCGGGGAGTGGAATGACGCTGACCGTCGGAGCGTAGACCGCCTCCGCTGACGGGATCCCATCGGGACGCAGGCTCGGAGCCGTGAATGCAACGAACGGCGCATAGACCTGCTCGGCAGTCCCGATAGCCAGTGGGTTGACGGTCTGCGGAAGGACCAGGGAGACCGATGGGGCATAGACCTGAACTCCCGTACTGATCGTGTCGGGCAGGACTTGCTGCGAAACTGTCGGGCTGTAGACGGTTTCGCCCGTCCCGATGGCGTTTGGAGCAACCGACTGCACGCCACCGCTGAGCGTGACCACCGGCGCGTACACCGACTCCGCGGTCGCGATGAAGTTCGGCAGGACCTGGAGCTTGACGGTCGGCTGATAGACCGACGCTGCTGTACTGATGAAGCCCGGCGTAACCGTTTGGGCGCCGCCGGCGGCCGGTGACTTGATCGCCAGGACCACGGTCGCGCCAGGACCCGGCGAGACGTTGCTATCGGAAATGGTGACGTGCGTCGAGGCCGGTGCCGCGGCGCCTGAGGCGAGCGCCTGCTTGGCGATGCCGATGTCGTCGGCACTGTTCCACTGAATCGTCCACGTTGACGGTGCAGACCAGGTGGGCGCGTTGTCGTTGGTGACCGCCGTCGCCATGATGGCCAGATCGTCGATGGTCGCCGCGCCCGTCAGCGCAACGCTGGGCAGGCTCGAGTTGGTGCCAGCGACACTGGTGGTGTTCTGCGCCGACGCGTTGTTCTCGTACGGCGTGCCACTGCTCTGGGCGCCGGTGATGCGCAGCAGCGCGCCGACACGCCAGACCGAACCCGTCCACGACCAGGACGTGGCGTCGCTGCCGACGGCAATCTTCCAATCGACGCGCAGGTGCATCGACCCCGAAGGGTTGACGTTGTACAGGTTGGTGAACCCGCTGGGCATCGTCACCGTGCCCGTCGCGTCGGTGTAGAAGATCGCGACCAGCAGGTCGCCGGCGACCGTCCCGACCGGTAGCGTTGGCGCAAACGTGGTGCCGTTGGCCCCGGCGACCGTCTGCATCCCTGCAGTACCGGCAGGGATTGTCGGACTGGTCATCTACATTACAGAGTGAAAACGCTAGAGCGTAAACAAACCCGATGCGTTGAAGACGACGTTCACGTCGGCGCCGTTCGGCGTAACCGGCAGTCCGGTGCCCGTATCCACCCAGGCAATCAGTCGTTGCGCCGACGCCGCGACATCAGCACCACCCGTCACGGCAGAGCTCTGGAAGTACAGCAGGCTATGCCCTGACGCATTGGCCGCTGGTGCCGTGAACGTGATGTCCGCCGCGTCGGCGGTGCCGGATGTGCCTGTCTTCGACGCCAGCGCGGCCGAGGTGGCGTGCAGCACGCCACTGGCACCGGTCACGTCGCTGACAAATTTGTGAGCTGCGCTGAAGGTGTAGCTGCGGACCAGCGCGACCTTCATCACCGCGGTGTCGTAGTCGATCTCGCCTAAAAGGAATCCCTCGCGGCCGGGGTTGAACAGCGCGTTAGCCATTGCCCTTGTCCGCGCTGCGCGCCGGAGGCGTGAGACCAGTGGCGTCCAGGATCTCCACTTTGCCGTCCTGCCACAGACTCATGACGTACTCGACGTCCTCGTCACTGAAATCTGTCTCGTGCTGCGGTCCGTAGACGATGCCCTCCTGACCGGGACGTGGATCCGCCGCGGGCGCCAGGAACCGAACTCTAGCCACTACTTCTTTCCCTTTTTCGGCAGATCACGGACGTCCTCGTCCTCGAGCGGCTCGGTCTCATCGCGACCGGTGACATCGCTGTAGTGGCCGCCTTCGCTGGCCATCTTCTCGGCGGCCTCCTCGTCGGCAATCACGCTGATCTTGCCGTCGGCTTTCCACGCCGCAACCTGCTCGTCGCTGACGTCGATGACCTCGCCGGCCGCGAAGGTGTTGCCCTCGACGAGCGGATCGGCGAGCGGAACCAGCAAGCGTACTTTCGGCATTATTTCTTCTTCCCCCTGGTCTTCGTCCCGGCAGCTTGTGCCGTCACGCGACGACTCACCACCGGTGGGTAGTACGGCGGCAGAGCCGTCGCGCCAGGGGGCGGCCCCTGTGACGGCAGCAGTGGATTGGGCGTGAGTTTCGGCTTGTACGCCGCGGTCTTGCGTGTGGCCATCAGATCACTTCTTCTTGCTCTTTCTGGCGGGGAGCTTGGACTCTTTGGTGCCCTTGAGTTTCTTCTGCGCCTCAGCAGGATCGAAGCCGGGCACGCCACCACCCGCGGCCAGGCCAAAGAACCTGGCCTGCGCGCGAGACACTGGCTTCTTGTAGGGTCGTCCACCTGGCATGTGAGGTTCTCCTATGCCGTGGTAAACGTCGCGTCGGGCGTGAGCGTGACCGCGGTACCGACCGTGACCGTGATGCGGTAGTGGTAGAGCGTGGCCGTGGTCAGGCCGGTCAGGTTGGCCAGGATCGCGCCCTGGCCCGAAGCAGGCGTCGCCGCCTGATTCGAGCCATACGCGGTGGTCGTGCCGTAGTTGACCGCCATGGCCGTACACGGCTGGTCCACCGTCCAGTTGACGGTGGCCGTCGTCGCGGCAATCGGCGTGACCGACTGGCCGCGTACGGTGGCGCCCACCAGCGCAGCTTTCCCATCGCGATTGAAGGCACGCACCATGGCCTCGTCGGCGATCGCGGCCACGTGGCCTTTACCGTAGATGGTCGCGCCGGTGGTGGTGTCCTGGGCGTCGGCCAGGAACACGACGGTAGACACGCGACTACCCCGACGGAGGCGCCGGTTCCGGAGTAGGCTCCGGCTCCGGCCCCTCGGGCTGATCGTCGTCGTCTGGTTCGGCCGGAGGACCCGGTGGTTTTGGGTCTTCGCGCATATCAGCCCTCGCCGCCAGTTGCGGCCTTCTGCTGCACTACGCCAAAGGGATAGCGCGAAGCCTTGGTCGGCTGTTGGCGATTGACCGGGTTGGGCACCGCCCAGGCAAAGCGGGCGATCACACGGAGCGCCACCATGTCCTGTTGGAGCAGGTTGAACTGGATGACCGGTGGCGCGCCGTTATCGGTGATGACACCCGTGTCAAACATCTCCATGCTGATGTCTTCGCGGATGGCCAGCATCGACTGGTCCCACTGACCCATGATCATGGAGTAGTTGGCCGCGCCCGTGGCATAGCCCGACAGGCCAGCGTTGCTGAAAATGATCGGCTCGCCGTACAGAGACCCGGTGTCAGCCGAGGCTGTTGGAGCCACGTCCGGATACCACAGCAACTCGTTGGTGGTCGCCCGCAGACCACGTAGCTTGCTCTTGACCTGGCGACGTGCCCAGAACCCGGTGATGTCGAAGCCGTCGGCCTCCACCGCCGCCATGGCCGCGTTGACGTCAGCCAGGTAGTCGGGTGTGGTCGCGCCAGCAATGATCAGGTTGCCGGCTGAGCTGGCCGAAGCGACGATACTGGTGGGGAACGTCGACGGCGCGTTGTTGCCGAAGAAGATCGCCTCGTCGAGCGCGACGCCGAACGCCTCGGTCACTTTCGGCTTGACCTGCGCCCAGAAGTCATAGTCGATGTCGTCGAGGAGGTTCTTGCTGATGGGGACGATGACGGCCATCTCCTCGGCGTTCAGGTAGACGTTGTCCCAGGCCAACGAGGTGGTCTGCTTCATGCCGACATCCCTGGCGTCGAGGCTCGCGCCGGTCAGCCAGTACGCAATCGGCAGCTGGCTCATGACCGGGATACGCTGCTGCGCCCGTTTCATCGTCACATGGGGCATGAGCCGCATCGCGGCCGATTTCTCTTCGACGGACTGGACGATGTCTTTCTGGACGTCTTCAGGGATTAAAGGCCCGGTACCTGGTACGGCACGGGTGGCGATGCTGTTGTAGGGAATCGGAGTGCTCCTCTACAGGGAGCGGCGAGCTCCCAGTTGGCCTCGAAGGAGATTCGAGACGTTCTTGTCGGCCGCCGAGGGAGCGCCTGATCCGATGAACTCGGGCTCGCTCTGACCTCGGCGAAATTCACTCAGGACCTGTTTGCGGAAGGCAGGATTTCGGCGCAACTTGTCTTCGGCGTCTCTGGCACCCTCGGCCTTCCAGTGCTTTTCCAGGGCTTTGAGCCCTTCTTCGACGATGAGCTTGCGACCCTCGAGACCGATGCCCGCACCGTCGAGTGCCATGATGCGGTTGCGTTCGGTTTCGGGTAAGGCCAGCACCACCGGGTCGACCGTGAAGCGGTCGTGGGTGGCACCGATGCTGCCGAGGATCTCACCGTTCTGTGCGTCGAGCTGAGCCGATTGCTCAGCCTTGCGCTCTTCCTCGGCGTACGCCCACGGGTCTTCGTCACGGAGCTTGCGGCGTCGTTCGGCAAGACCCTGCGCGTGGCGTTTGGCTTCGCGCCGATCCGTTTCGGCCTGAACTCGACGATCGAGCTCCTCCTGCGTCAGCGTGATCGCGCTGGACGTTTCGGCTGGCTCTGGCTGGTCCTGTGACTCGGGCTCTTCGCTCCCCCTCCCTCCGCGAAACAATCGCTGGAGAAAGTTACGGGAAGCGGGTCGCTCGGAGATCGAACCGGTCTCGGCTGCCTGGACATCCGCGGATGGCTCTACGCTCGAAGGCTCGGCTGGTTGTGGCTGCATCGTAATCCTCGGCTTCTCGGGGTGCAATCTCAGGACGGGTACTGGTACGGCTGCATCGCGTCAGACATAGGGTTGAACGGCAGCAAGCCGGTCTGCTGCTGGCCCTGGGCCAGACCGCGAAAGTCCTGCTGCGGGGCTGCCCCGTACCCCTGCTGGAGGCCTGCATAGAAGGGGTGCTGGGGAATCTGGGGACTCGGCTGGGACGGCTGAGGCTGCCCCTGGTGGCTGACGGTGACCGTGCCGTCCGGCGCCACCGTGGTCGTCGGTGTGTAGTTGGTGCGATTGAGCTGTTGACTGACGTCCGTCTGCGATGACTGCGCCAGGGCGGGTGCGGCCTGCACGCCGTGGGTCGCGTTCATGTTCTGGGCAGCCGTCGGCGACAGGTGGGCCAGGGCCTGGTTGGTAGCCTGCTGGGCCAGCGCATTCAGGTCCGGCATCTGGAACGTCACGGCACTCCCGATATCGACGTTGCCCGGCGCTTTGCCCGTGGCGTACGCCTGCTGGATGTTGTTCAGGGCACCAGCGAATCCGGGGCCAACCATGTACGGCATCTGCGCCTTGGCCGCCTCAACAGCGTTGGTGCCCGCCTGAGACGCGGTTGCGTAGTTCAGCCGATCCTGCTCGCTCGTCTTCTGCTGTTGTTCAACAGTTGCCTGTCGCTGAGCCACGTCGAGCGCGTTCTTCTGCGGCTCGACGGTCTGGTTCCACCACCGGTCGAACTGGGCAGCCGCGTCGGCCTGTGACAGCGCGCCGGAGCTCATCTTCTGAGACAGCTCGTCGCGCTTGGTCTGAGCTGCTTGCTGCAACTGGCTGACGCGCATGGCCACGTCGGCCGGCGTCTTGGGCATGAAGCTCGGATTCGGAACGCTGCTGAGCTGCCCGTCCGTCATCGTATTGATGTACGGCTGGTCCGTCCCGGCGCTGACCTGGGTGGGTGTCGTCGGGGTGTAGCGCGTCGGCGACACGCTCGGATCGACGACCCACTGACCGCCCTTGTAGATCTCCTGAACCTTGTAGCCGGACTGGACGTTGGGCCGAACGTCACCCTCTTTGGGTTTGTTGAGCAGGTCCGGGCTATACGGCTTGGGCTCCACGCTGGGATCGGTCACCCACTGGCCACCCCTGTAGATCTCCTGGATGCTGTAGCCGGACTGGACGTTGGGTCGGGTGTCGCCTTCTTTAGGCTGGGTGCCGGCTTGCAGCGTAGTAAGCGTCTTGCCGTCCCAGGTGTACAGCGCACCTTGCTGGCCCTGAACCAGTTGCGGCTTGTCCGGCGTCGAGGCAATGAGGGGTTTGAGGGTGGTGCCGTCCCACGAGTACATCGCCCCGTTCTGACCGTTGACCACGGTCGGTCGCGTGGGCTGGGCGCCCTCGGGCACCGCGACGCGATTGCTCGCGTTCTTCGGGTCCTGTATGGCAATAACTTTGCTTTTCGGATCGCTCGGATCCGCGTGAATCTGCACCCACGTACTGGGATCGGACGGAGGAGCACTGCCGGGCGCGGCGGGCTTGGTCTCGGGCGGCAGATCGGTCAGCAGGTGATACTGGCCGTCCTTGCCGCGACCGTACTGGTACGTCGTCGTCGAGCCATCGGGGTTGTAGACGGTGTACGGCACACGGTCCAGGGGTGGACTCGACTGAGCCGGCGCAGCCGTACCCGTGGCCACGCTGGGCGCCTTCTCGTCCATGCTCTTGATCTCGCCAGCACCGTTGATCTCCACCGTGGTGCCGTCCTGCATGGTGTACGTATAGAACGGATCTTTGACGCGGGCGCCATTCGGGTCGAAGTCAGGACTGGTCTTGGAGGGCTGACCGACCGGGCCGCCGTGGCGAGTCTGGAACGCCTCCCATCCCGCTTGTGTCGTCAGATCTTCAGTTGCCACAGGACCATTCCTTTCTCTGCCAGGACATGCGGCCTATCATCGTCCCAGGCACCCAATGCACATTCCTGACTGGTTGTTCATCGTCTTCATCGTGCTCTGGATACCGGGTGGCATCCTGGTCATGGCCCTGCCGAGCGGCCCCAGCACGATCCTTGCGGTCATCCTGGCCCTGCCACTGGTGGTCGGCTTCATCCTGAACGTCATCGCCGGTATCCGTGAGCAGCGCCTAGCGGCCCGCGGTCGCCATCGCAGTCTCTAAGCGCCGGTTGTATTCGCTGTCCGGAATGCTGTCGCGAATGTCCGCGGCGGCTTCCTGACGCGCGCGATCGACACGCAACTGGACGATCTTCAACTTCTGAGCCGAGGGCATGCCCTCGAGGTCGCCGCTGGCGCGCAGCTCCTGGAGAGCCTGGTCGCTATAGCGATTGGCCAGTTGCTGGTAGTGCGTCTCCTCGATCGCCGTGAGCGGCACCTTGCCAATCTGCGGCGTGACCGGCGACGGTGTCCACTCCACGCCCTGCGACTGCAAGTAGCGCAGGTTGTCGTCACTGACCAGATTGGTGCGAGCCGTATTGCCGAGCTCGCCGGTGCTGCCGCGCACGCCCAGCGCGGACAGCAGACCACCACCGACAGGTGCTTGCTGCGGTTGGTTGCCGGTATCCGAACCGATGTTGCTGGCGCCGAGAACGGAGGCGCCCACGCCACCGAACATGTCGCGCACGGCAAAGTCCAGTTGGGACGGACGGATCTGCAGACTCGGATCGATCGCTCGCGCGGCCGTGGTCAAGGCTGTGGCCATGCCCTTCGACGCGGCCGAAGCCTGCTGGTCGTTGCGCACCGTGGCGATCTGGCGGTTACGGAAGATGTCTTTGTTCAAGGCCAACTGCAAGCCCGTGTTCATGCCGGGGATGAACTGTGGCTGCAGCGATCCGGGGATGTCGGCCGCGGTCTGGGCGCGCATCGGCACAGCTGACCAGGCCATCGATTGCAGCGCTTTGGCCCAGTCGGTGTGGTCCGGCGTCCCCACCGTGTTCTCGAGCGCCTGGTGGGCAGCCGTTCTTGCGGCAACGACGAATGGGGCGTAGCCGCGCGCGTTGATCCACTGAAACTGTGGATGGCGATTGCCCTGGGCGTCGACGGGTGCTTCGCCCGGCAGCATGATCACCACACCCTGGTCCTTCAGGTACTGCGGCACGTCAGCGTAGTCCTGGGCGCGCTGCGGGTCGGCGTTGTTCCACGCCTCGGCCATGACCGCCGGCACGCCGACGAGCATGGTCGCCGACGCCAGTGCGCCACGCGGGTTCTCTTTGAACGCGCGCGCCACCTGGGCGGTGCCCTGGATACCCGCGTTGGTAAACGGGATGAACGAGTTGATCGTCTTGGCAAAGGTGCCGCCCTCATTGAAGTCGAGCGTGACCGTACGGCCGTTGAGCACCGCGCGCGCCGGCGTCGCGCCGCGGCGTTCTGCGAGGCGCATGCTGGCGATGCGCGGTCCCTGCTCGGTGCGCTCGGCAACGGCCGCAATCGGTCGCAACGTGGCGACTTGCTTGAGCACCTTGACCATGTCGCTGGGGTTATTGATCAGGTTGCCGCCGACCGCCTTGACTGACTCGGCCAACTGACCGGGTGAGCCGAACTCGAACGTGGGTGTGGCCAGGCCACGCACGGCTGCCTTGCGCTCGGCGACCGTGCGGCTCACCGTCCCCGCACCACCGCCGCCGCCTTCGATGAATTGCTGCGCGCCCTTGCCGCGCTGCTCGTTCTGGAGCAATCCCTGGAACGCGTCGGCATACCCTTTAAAGAGCTCACCGGTGATGCGCGGCAAGGCCAGTGGATTGCCGCCTTCACGCGACAGCTCGCGCTGGAAGTACTCGGGTACGTCCAGGCTGGGGTTGCGCACCAGAGCGAAGGCCGGGTTGAGCACCGTCGTCACGTTGCGCATGAAGTTGGTCCAGTGGCGAACGAATCCCGGCGCCTGCTCGACGAGCGGTCCGTTGATTGCCGCGGCCAGCTCGGGTGGCGCGACGTAGCGTTCGACCGTGCCGTTGTTGATGCGCTGCACGATTGGCTGCCCGGCCGTGGCCGGCTTGTCCGTCCGCTGCAGCAACTGCTCGCCCTCGGGGCGCGCCTGGTCCAGATTGACGAAGGCGTTCGCCACCGCATTACGGCGAGCCTTCGTCTCCACCTGGTGGGTCAGGCCGACGATCGAGCCGAGCGGATCCTCCCGGAACTTCTGGGTGCCCTCGACGGTGTAGTTGCGAATGCCCGCGTCGGCTAGACCGATCTTGGTCCCGGCGCGCAGATTGCCCGAGGCTTCACCCTCGTGCAGGTAATCGAGAATCCTGGTAGGCACCCAGTTGGGGTACTTCTGCTGCCAGGCCTGGGCCGTCTCGGGTGAGATAACGCCATGGTCGACCATGGTCTGGCGCAGCCCGCCGATGTAGCTGTAGACATCGCTGGCAGCCTGGTTGAGGCGAGCCATTTGCTCGGGACCGAGTTCTTTGGCCATGGTGTCGAGGGCCTTGATCGAGTCGGCCACGCGCAGCCCCCCGGAGAAGGCGCGATTGGCGTACGCGTCCTGGCCGGCTGCCGCAGCGTCCTGGAGGATCTGCTGGCGGGCGCTGTCCACCGCGGCCTGAGCCTTGTCGAGGCTTCGCTGCGCGGCCGGAACCTGACGTCCGCTCGCGGCGTCGCGCCTGGCCTGGGCCTTGTCCAGCGCATCGGTCAAGCTCGAGGCAATCGGCTTGTCGGCAGCGTCGGCCTGGACCGCGTCGCCGATAGCCCTGGCCACGTCGATGTTGTTGCGGTGGATCAACAGCGTGTTGAGCGCTGGCAATTCGTCGTTGACCGACTGGACGATGGGCTTCAGGTCGCGATTGATGCGCACCTCGGCAGCCGGGTCGCCGTTCTGCTCGCGCAGCAAGGCACTGACGTCCAGGTTCTCGGGCGGGTTAGCCAGGTCGGTGTGGCCGATCGATTGCAACGCGTCCTGCTGGTAGCGGTCGGCCGCCTCGTAACGATTGGTGACCGCGCGCACGAAGCGGTCGCGCAGGCTGCCCGTCGGTGGAGCCGGCGGCTCAGAGCCGAGCATGCGACCGACAGCGCGATTGGCTGGATCGGCTGAAGTGGTGGGATCCCAACCTCCACCAGTAGGTGGCGGCGGCTCACCGGCACGCACCGTGACGCGAGCTGTGGGTGTCTCGGCTGTGACCGTTTCGCCGGGTGCCGAGGCGGCACCGCCAAAAGCTGCAGTTGCCGCCGACGGTGGGGTTCCGGTGAGACCGCGGTCGATTCTGGACTGGGCCAGGGCCGCTCCTTCGGGGGTATACCCGCCACGGCCGGTCGCCGATTCGACGTCGATTCCGGCGTCCTTGGCTGCCTGGTAGAGCTGAGTCGCAATGCCCTGACGCTGAAACTCGGGAGTGACCGCGACTTCGACGACGTCGGGATTGCCACTGGCGTCGTTCAGGACGGACAGGATTCCCTGAGGCTGGCCGTTTTCGTCGCGGAATACGACGTTGTTGCCGAGCTCGGGGCGAGGCGTGCCCACGCCGTTACCCATCGGCTCCACGGAGATGCCCGGCGCTCCTTCGTGATTCACGAGCCAGGCAGATAGCTGGCCTACGGTATTTGCCTCAGCCTGAGGCTGCGTTGCAACGACTGGCGCTCTTTCACCAGCGGGCGGTATTCGCGGAGTTTCCGCGGCACCGGCCGCGCCTTCGAGCGCACGCCCTCCGCGCGGGACTTCCGGGGGCAGCGTCACGCCACCGATGGCCAGTTGAGCGCTCTCCCAGCGCTGACGATCCTCTGGCGTCATGATGCTGGGATCTGGAAGGAGGCCACCGGGGGCGTACTTCTGGCTCAACTCCTGGATGGTGTCAATCTGGGTCAAGATGCTGGGCGCGCCGACCAGGCCACCAGCCAGACCGGTCACTCCGCCAACCACGGGCATGTCCGGGGCGATGTTCGAGATCGCGCTGCCCAGCTCCTGACGCTTCTGCTCGAGCGCGCCACCAGGCAGCAACGCGTTGACGGCTGGGCCAACCACATTCTGCCCGAGGCTCTGCTCGGCACCGGTCAGGACGTTGCTGGGCATTAGTGGGTTCGACGCCACGCCTGTTCCGACATCTGAACGCGCGCCCTGGACCTGATCGATGAAGTCGCTGAAGGCATTCTTCAGGCGATCCACCGCGTTTTGAGCCTGGGTCGGCTCGGTCTGCGGCGCATTGCCCGTGCCCAGCGGATTGGTCAGTTGGTCCGATGGTGTGGGTTGACTGCCAGCCGGTGTGGGGCCACCGGGTGCAGCCACCAGGGGGCCGACGTCCGGTGACACAGAGCCGGCGCTGGTAACTGCCTGGTCGAGCTGCTGCGTCACCTGATCCGCCGCTTGCTGAACGCCACCAGCCACGTTCTGAGCCGCAGTGCCGACACCTGAGAAGAAACCTCCGATGCTGTCTTTCGCCCGATCCAGGAAACCGCCGGGGTTGGTCGTCTGGTCAGCCGTACTGGGTGCCGGAACCTGTGGGTTGTCAGCCAGCAGGGCTCCCTGGATGGGCCCCATGATGGCTTGCATCTGATCCGGCGTCATCCACTCGGCGCCGCCCTTCAGGTCGGTTCCGGAGCGTCCGACGTGAAACGCACCCGAGTTGGGGTCGTAGCCGTCAGCCGTGAAATAGTGACCCTGGGTCGAAATCGTAACCGGATTGCCGGTCTGGGCTTCCTTGGCCATGGTCGCAACGTCCGGACCGATCAGCCGTGTCGGCACCCCGAGCTTGTCCATGAGGGCTTTTTCGGACGAAATACCAGCCATGCCCTGGGCACTCGTCCAGCCGACGCTCTGGGCCAGGTCGGTGGCTTCACGGAGCGTCGGGTTGCGGCCAAACTTCTGGGCAAAGCGGACGGCAGCCGCCGGTCCGCACGCGGCATAGGCTTCGTCGTTGGAAAGTTGCGGATCGCCGAACTGGCTGATGTCACGGCCACCACTGGTCCAACTGCCGGTGCGCGCGAGGAGCTCTCCCGGGGTGGCCTGCTGCTGTGGAGCCTGACCCTGCAGGATAGTGTCGACGTAGTTCTGCGTCTCTTTAAAAGGAGGGACGCCACCGTACTTGTCGACGTTGCCGCCACCGGCGTTGTACGCAGCCAGGGCTTTGCGGTAGTCGCCCTGGTACTTCTGCAAGTTCTGGGCGTCCAGCCTGGCCGCGGCATCCAGGCTGGCATAAGGGTCGGTGGGGTCCAGGCTGACGCCAGCGGCTGTCTCGGGCATGAACTGGGCAATCCCGATCGCACCAGCTGGCGACTTTGCCGTAGGGCTGAACCCAGACTCTTGCTGGATCTGACGGCTGAAGATATCCGGGTCGATACCGGCCTTCTGCGCTGCTTGCCGCGCATACGCCTGCAGATCGCCACCACGTGTGATGTCTGTTGTCGTCGGCTGCGATTGCTGAGGAAACGCCTCGGCCGGCAGCGTATCGGGCGGTGGCGTGATTGGCCGCTGGGGAGGCGCGCCCGAGGGCGTCACGCCAAGAGCCTGGCTCACACCCGACGGCAGGATATCCGGGGGCTGTGTCGTTTGTGACGGCTGTGTGACGGCTGACGAGGGCAGGACGGACGGTGGTGGGGTCAGTCGCACGTTCGACGGGATAGATGGCCACGCGTCAGGCTGAGAAGTGACTGCCGGCGCCGTCGGGGTGGAGGGCGACGAAGGCGGCGCCGGCAGCACATCCGGCGGAGGAGTGAGCGTGGCGTTACCCGTCCCTAGCGGGTTGGTCAGCGCATCGCTCGATGGTGGCGGCTCGAGCGTGGAGACCTGCCCGATCTGGTCGATCCTGGACTGGGTCTGCTGCCCAAACTGGTCAGCCTGATACTGACGGTAGTCGTCCTGCGGAACGTCCGGCAGATCAGGCATCTAGCACATCACTGCAGTTTGAACTGTCCGCTCGATGGTGATTGAGTCGCATAGCGCGGTAACGACTGGTTGAACAGGGCCTGCGCGTCGTCCTTGGTATAGCCCTGGGATTCCCACGTGCCGAGCAGCATCTGCTGTTGACTGGGAGTCAATGCGTTCCACGTCTGGGGCGCCATCTGGTTGGGTGCCACCAGACTGTTCATGGCTGCCTGACCGCTGGTGTCGCTGGTGGCTGGCTGCTGACCGGTCGCCGAACCGACGAAGTTCTGCAGCGTGACCGGCGTTGGCTGAACGCCGGTCGTCGCGCCGCCGCCGGGGATGTACTGGCCGGCGGCAGCCGCGGCCAGGTCCTTCAATCCGCCGGGCGTCGAGCCGAGGACCTGCTGGTACCTGGCGTAGTCGGCCGGACCTCGCAGGCCGGCCATCATGGTCAGGTAGTTCTGACTGGCCGTCTGCTGGGCCTGCCACTGGGCCAGGGCCTGCTTCTGGGCGTCGATCTGTTGCTGAAAGGCCTGCTGGTTGCCGGCCAGGGTCTGGACCGGTGGACCACCGGGCTGACCGCCGGTTGCGGAGGTGCCGTCCGCGGGAGCCGCTGGTGGTGGCGTGAAACTGATGCCCGAGGGCAATCCGCCGCCGACGTTGCCGCTCTGGGCGAGACCCTGGCCCCACTCGGACTGCGCCGTCTGGGCAGCACGCTGGGCGTCGAAGCCCATTGTCTGTAACTGTTGCGTCCGGGCGGTGATGTACTGATCCTGAGTCGGCGCCGTCCAGTTGCTCGCTCCACCACCGGCTGCTCCAGTGATGGGCGGCACCGGGCTGTACGCCGGCGGCGTGTAGTAACCGGTCAACTGGGCGGTCTGGTTGGCCTGCGAGAACGCCTGCTGCTGAGCGGCCAGGGTCTGCTGCCCCTGTTGCGGCTGGCCCCACGTGCCGAAGGCGTTGGCATTGGACAGCATGGTCGCCGCTTGCTGCTGGGCGATATCGGCGGCCTGCTTGATGGCTGCCTGGGTAGGCATGCCCTGGTACGTGCCGGTGACACCGGCCTGAGCGATGACCGTGGCCGCTTCCTGAGCGGCCTTCTGGTACGCCTCCTGGTCAGTGTCGAGGGCCAACTTGGAGTTCAGGTAGGCCTGATAGGCAGCCTGCTGGGCCTGCTGCAGCAAGAGCTGCCCAGCCTGGATGTTGGCTCCGGTCTGGTTGTTCGCTGGCGTCGTTGGCTGGGGGCCCATGCCTTCGCCGGGCTGAACGCCACCGACGTTGGTCGGCGTGCCGGCCGGCGTGCCGCCCTGAGCCTGGACGTTGGCGTTCGCGGCCGCCGGGTCGCTGGCGTTGACGGTCATGGAGCCGCCACCCTGCAACGGAACCTGATAGCTGGGCATGACGGTCCTTTCTCTTACGCTCTCGTTTGCGGCACGGACGGCAAGCCCTGGCGTGGCGCAACGCCCGCCGGGACCGAGCCGTAGAACGTTGGATACCAGCCTCGCTGCAGCGCGACGTCGAGCGCGTAGTCAGTCGCCGCTCGCCACGCTCGAGGATCGCCGGGCTGCCAGCCAGTCTGTGCCGTGAAGTCGTTACCCAGACCAGGCGTTGTGCCGTACTGCTCGTATCCCGTCCCCCCGTAGTGGAGTTGAAATGGCCACCAGCTCGAGCCCGTGGAAAACGTGCCGCGCGCATTCGGCTGACCGGAGGCAGTCCCCTCATGGAATGCGACAGCGAGTGCCGTGCCTGGATCGATACCACGCTGCTGGGCAGCCGCAGCGATGTACTGGTTGATCTCGTCCGTTGTCGGCTGACCGCGATCGATCGCATCAGCCGGTCGTGAAGGTGTCAATGGCACCACCGCTTCAGGACCGGCCTCGCCGATGAGCGCGACTGTGGGTTGGGTAACGATGCCACCACCAGCCATGGCCGGCACGATCGGCACGATGCGCGAGACCTGCGCGCTGGCTACGCCGCGCGGGACCATCGGCACCGGCACGCCACTCGGCGCCTCGGGCGGAGTGGCCTGGGTGATCGGTTCGCCAGGCATGCCCGGTGGGGTCGGCAATTTCAGTTGCGGGTAGGCCTTGAGCACGGCTTTGTAGACCTGGGTGAAGCCCTGCGGTCCCAACCGCTGCATCTCCTGCTGACGACCCTGCAGGTTGGGCGTGCCGTCCGGATTGAACAACTGGTCGCGGTAGTACTCGAGCTTCTGCGTCTCGGACAACTGAGCCGCGAACGGAGCCACGCCCTGAGGCGCCATGGCCGCGGCGATCCTGGTCGACTCCTGATCGATCCACAGGGCCAGGTCGGTCGCCACCGTATCGAGCATGGTTTGCTGTGGCGGCATCAGCCGAAGACCTTCCACACCAGCCACAGCACGCCCAGCCAGGACATCAGTCCGACCAGGCAGGCGACCCAGATTCCAGTCACGTCAGCGTCCCGCTATTAAAGGAAGGGAATTGGGTGGCGGCATGGGCACGACCGGGGTTCCGCCCGGCAAGCCGCCCGGTGGCATGGCCAGCCCGCCAGCTCCGGGAGGCGGAGGCGGTGCGAGGGGCAGGCCGCCACCGGGCGACGGCACCGGATTGGGCGGCATACCGCCCGGACTCGGCCCACTGGGCGGCGCACCGGGCGTGCCGGGCATGGTGCTCGGCCCCAGGCCGGCCATCTCGGCCGCGCCCGGGTTACCCGGCTGATTCAACTTCTGAGCCTGGATGGTGCCCAGTTTCTGGAACACGGCGTCCTTCAGCTGCTGCTGAATCTCCGGGCTCTGCTTCAGGTCGTGCAATAGCCACGATTGCTCCACCTCGTCCGGGTTACCGCCCGCCTCGGTCACGGCGTCCTCGTACGTGATCAGTTTGAGCTGCATCTTTTCGCCGATGGAACGGATCTGGATGATCTCGTTGCTCGGCGTGCTGGGGCTCAGCTTGACGGTATAGCGGTGGATGCCGTCGAGCTCGTCCGGATCCATCCTGAGCCACGAGCCCTTGACCTGACCGGCACCGCGGCCGCCCGGTTTACCGGGCTGGTCGCCCCACGCGTAGACCGCTTCGGCGATCCGGTTCTCGATCAGCCACGACTCGAAGCCGGTCCGTTCGGCCAGAGCGACCTCGGCATTGCTGACGATCGGATTGAACGCCAGCCCGGCCAGGTACGCGGCCTGGTTGAGCGCGTAGCCCGACTGGTCGGCACCCACCGCGCCGGAGAAGGCCGCGGGCATAGCCCGTTCGACCAGTTGCTGGACGTTGGTCAGCAACTTGCTCGCGTCCTGGCCAGACTGGGGCTGATCGACCGGTGTGACGTCGAACGGGTACAGCTTGCCCGGCTCGAGACGGTCCTGGGCTGCCTGTTCGCGTCCGTCAGTGCCGAACGGCAGTCCGGGGATGGCGTTCGGGTTCTGGGTTTGCTTCCAGGCCGGGAAGCCGGTCAGGTAGGCCGAGTTGCCCTGCATCGTCAGCAAACTGTCGATCAGACGGAACAACTGCAGGTAGCCGTACAGCACCGACAGCCCGGCGTGCTCCGGCAGTCTCGAGGCGGTGGTGATCCCCAGCGCGTGGAAGTACGGCCCTTTCAACGTATGCAGGTACGGATCGCCATAACTGTGCGGAGTGCTCCGGCACAGGGTCGCCTTATCCAGACCACGGGCGATCTGGTTGGGCCCCTGCAGGCACACCACCTGCACGTGCTCGTCCCACGCCTCGATACAGCGCAACGTGGTACTTCCGGCCGACTTCATGACGTGATGCCATTCGGGCCGGGCCAACTGAGCCGCCTGCGGATCGAACGTGTCGCCGTTCGTCTTCCTGACGTTGCCGGAGGAGTCGAGCTCGGCTCCAAACCGCTCGAGGGCTTCGAGATAGGGGATGTCCTTGATCTCGACGACGGACGTATAGCCGTTTTCGTTCTTGGTGTAATAGAACGTTTCCGGGGGCACGTCAGTGGTCGCGATGGGATACGGCAGACTGAGCTTGAGGTGCTCGGTGTGCTGGTCGTAGGCCAGGTCCTGGGCGTGCTGATCCAGTCCGTCCTGCTCCAGTTGCTTCTGGTACGACTCCGAGTCGGCGCCGTAGGTGGACCAGGCGGTGGTGGAGCGCTCCTGCGTCTTGAGCACGCCTTCGCCTTTGACGGCCAGGCTCCACATGAACAGTCTGGCTAACTGTCTTCGCGCTTCCTGTTCCTGGCGTTGCCAACTTGCTTCGAAGAAGCGCTCTCTGCGGGTGGAGTTCTGCTGGTAGGTATCGCCGAAGCCAACTGGACGGAAGCCCACCGTGGGTGGATTGACGCTGAGCGCGGCGGCCACGTTCTGAGCGATGTGCAACGCCAGTGGCGCCCTGACCTCCACCGCGGTTTTGCGGTAGGCCTCCGGGATCTCGATCGCAAAGTTGGAAAAGAGCGTGTCGTCGATATCTCGGTAGAGCTCGTCGCGTGCCTTGAAGTCGCGCTGCAACTGCTCGGCCAGCTCGCACGTGGCGCGTTGCATGGTCTCTTCCGGCGACGAGCCCTTGAAGAAGTTCGGCGTGGTCGACGAGGCCATCAGCGCTCCACCGCTGTCTGACGGGCCTTGTGCTCGGTCGACACGGTGCTGGAGAAATTCCGAAGCGCGTCGAGCATGTCTTTGGACAGGGCCTGGTGGATGACGATGCCGGCCAGCACGCCGGCGACCATTTCGAGACGGTCCAGGCGCACCTGCAGTTGATCGATCTGGTAGTCGGTGACGGTCATGTGCCGCTCAGGTGCCCGACCGTGCTATTGCGTAGCAGGTTGCGCTCGGCGAGGCCGTAGCTGACCGTGCGATTGATTCCGCGGATGGTCAGGATACCGTCACCGACACTCACGTCCATTCGATCCTGGGCCCGCAGTGCTTCGAGGAACTCGTCAGCAAACTCCACCACCGGGTCAGCCTCGAGAATCTCGACAGACCAGGCATGCTCTTCAGCCCAGCGCAGACGTAACTTGCCCGTCACCCGAACCTCAGACTAGGCATTCAGCTCAATTCACTTGTCCGGGTAGTCGACGTGATTGAACTGGGCCTCCAGCGCTTGGAGCGGGCTGGTGTTCTGACTGAGACCGTAGCTTCCAAACCACGTCCTCTGGTTCGGCCACTGGACGTGGTGGCACGTCTGGGTGGCGACGACAACGTCGCAGTGCTCGCAATGCCGGTGGGGGTAACCGACGTGGCAGCACGGTCCGCGTCCGCCACAGGTCAGAGTCGTCAAGGCAACCTTCTTTCTCACCCGAACCTCAGGCTCGTCGGTTCCGTCGGCCGAGGCGGCTGCGCCTCGGCACACAGCCCATACCTGAGCGCGTCCGGCGCGTGGTCCTCGGTCTTGCTTCCTTTAATGGAGTCGGCGACATCCTCGGGATCTAACGGGTCGACGACCATGGCCGGCAGCGTCCGTTGCAAGTTCGGAGCGCAGCCAGCCAGGATCTGCAGTCTCGGTGGACCGGCATCGTGCGCCAGGGCTCGTCGCGTAATGGCCCAGCCCTGCTTTCTCGAGTTCATCCCGGGAAACACCGGGTTGACCCCGTGGGACCAGTACACCGCGGCAATGCTTGGCCGCTGCTGCTCCGTCCTCAGGTTGAACATGCTCGGATCCAGGATCCTGAGATTGAGCCGCTCGCCTTCGCTTCTGCTTTTGATCGCCTCGGCTTGCTGCTCGTCTCGGAGCCCGGCCGCGTACAGCTCGCGGTAGACAAAGATCTTGCGGGTCTCGGGCTCGCGGGCAAACCACAGACAGCAGAACGGAGCCGCGAAGCCGTAATCCACGGCCAGCCACCTGGGCCACTCCTGGGGAATCTCGAAGCTCGGGCAGATATGGAGATTCGGATCCCACTCGGTGAAGTACATGCCCTCGGCCGCGACCCACAACCCCAGCCGCAGCCGCTGGTACAGGAACCCGGTCAGGCTGTCCAGCGTCTGCATGTACTCTTTGCCGAAATCTGTCCACGCACCCTGGCTATAGAGCTGAGGATTATCCTCGTGTTTGGACTCGAGTAACAAACACTCCAAACTATTGCATCTTTGCTTGAGCCAATGGTCCGGAGAACTGGGGTTACAGTCGGCGATAATCTGCCGATAACTGAGCACCCCATTCCGCAATCCACGGAGCAGCATGGCCCAGTCGTCCTCGTCCAATTCGGTCGCTTCCTGGACGTACACGACGTCGAATTCGGTCGACCCAATTTTCTCCGGATCGTCCATCCCAGCGACCATAATTCGGGCCCCACTGGGGTACCGATATTCCTGATCGCCTTCATGAAATCGGACCTGATTCGGCCGTGGAAGCACCTTGTTTTCGAGGGTCGCCATGGCACTCTGGGTCAGGCTCTTGCGCGTCTTCCGAACGATCGCGGCACGGATCGGTTTCTGCATCGCGATCAGGTTCAATTTCTCCAGACACGCCCTGCTTTTTCCGGTCCCCGCTGGCCCACTCAACAGGACTTCTCTGGCCCTTGATTTAAAGAGGTTCAGGGCTGCACCGTGGGGCTCATAGGGCGCCTCTTCCGGACTCGCCTCGGTCCCCCACTCCACCGTCGCCGGCCGGCCCACCAGGCTCAGCTTGTTACTCGGCGGCACGCACCATCTCCGTCACCGTCGTCTTCAGCCGGTGCAACTCCAGCCCTCGCCAATCCGACACCAGGTGCTTCCCCCACACCCGCTCCACCACGTCTCCACTCGTGCTGAGCTCGTACCCCACCACCTTCATCAGCACCAGCAGCACTCTGAGCCGTTCCCCACCACTCGCCGGGATCAGCTCCATCTCAACCGTGATAGTACGTCACACCTCCGTCACACTGCCGGCATGCCACCTTGCACGTTTTCATTCTCATTAGGACAATTCAAACGACCTGCGCGCTCCGAAGTGCGTCCTCCGCGCTTCTGCCGCTCGCCTTTCGCTCGGCAGCGAGCGCACACCGTCCCTCTGTACCACTGCTTACACCTCGGACAGAGTGTCTCCGATTCCGTTTTCGCCATCTCAGGGTGTACCAATTTGGTGCGATAGGATTCCGGGCTCGCGAGCTGATCGGGGCACGTGGTGGAGTACCCCCTCGTACGCAGCGTCCTGGTCGCGGACGTGCTCGTAACCGTACGGGTGTTCGGATCGGCCGACTCTCTACGGATCCGTCCTACGCTTGCTTGCACAAACGTAGGTGGGCACAACAGAACGTGGTAGTTGTTGCTGGTTAGAGCACGGATGCCGGGTCTACCCCGGCAATAGCCTTCACGACCTGGCTCACTGCTACGTCAACCTTCTCGCGGTACACGTCTGGTTTTCTGGCCCGGAGTAGAAGCATTAATAGGTTGTCGGAGTACTCGATTTTCTCATCGGTACCGACTGGCTCACCGTGCCAGTAAGAGGTTCGTTTATACGGTGAACCTTCGATAGCTCGTCTGAAGGCTTCCTTCTCTAAACGTTCCGTAGCTTGTTCGCCCGCGATACGGAAACCGTTAGCGAACTCTGGATCATGCTCTTGCCATTCATAAACGCAACTACGTGGCACCTTAGCTTGTTCGCACGCGTATGAGATATTCGCCCACTTAGCGTATGACTCTAGAAACGCATGC